CCCCCTCAGGATTGTCGATGTCCTCGCGCCAGACGTCGACGCGCAGGTCGGTGTCATGCTCCTGATGCGCCTGTGCGATGTCATGCCCGAGTACGAAGCCGACCACACAGCCGACAAGGAAGCCGACCACCGTCACCAGAAGCAAGCCCATAAGAAGAATCATGTCCATTGCTCATCCCTCCGTAACCACCAAATCCCAGTCCACAATCACCGTGAATCCCTTTATCACCCCTGCGTCCTCCATGCGCTCGATGCGCTTCCGGACGCTTATCCTGCTGATCCCGCAAAAGTCGCCGATGTCCGTCAGGCTCGCGCGCCCGTCCGCTGACAGCTGGCGGATGATGTCGCGGTCGATATCGTCAAGGACGTACCGACGGATTGCCATTTGCTTCATGTTTGTCCCCCCTGATGCCGGATTGCTTCCAGTGACTTCTGCTCCAGGAATCCGAACATGATCACGTTGAACAGCGGTCTGCTGTACTTCGTCATGATTGCGTCAGCTTCTTTAATCGCCTCTTCAAAATTATCCGTTTCATTGCTGTGGTACTTCTTGATATACTTCCACAAGTCGAACAGGAATTCACTCCATGTTTTCAGGTCAATCATGCTTTGCATCTCCCTTGCTCATATACCTCTCAATCTCGTCCCTTGCTTCTTCCCATCCCTTGCACATCACAGCCAGATACCCGAACTGATTCAAGGCATTCAGCCATCTGCGCTGCTCCTCAGACAGCCTGCCTGTTTTGGTCTTCATCTCGATAAACAGACCGTGGTATCCGTGCATCGGTATTGGCAGCATCAGATCCGGCACACCTTTCCGCATTCCCATCTGCCTGTTGCGGACCATCCATCCGTATCCGCCGACCGACTCATTCGGAACGTGGAACAGGAACTGTCCCCATGGCTTGCTCCTTGCGTACTGTATTAACTGTTTTTGTTCGTCAGTTTCTGTCATATTTCCTCCGGGTTATTTTGCGTCACTCTGTTCACGCCGGAAGGTCCAGGGGAGAGAAGAGATGAAATCTCTCCCCTGACACCGTCGGAGTGAAGTCGAGATTTTGCTCGAGGTTAGGTTACTTTTACTTATAGGGTTTTGTAACCTCGCACCTCGGCTAAAACAGGTTTCTTTGACCGTTTCGATCGATAGATCCGACAATCTCCCACCGGGCATTCCGACTGATGCCTTTCTTATATATTTTGCCCGCGTAGATAATTTCATCGGCCTTTTTTGCGACAACGATAGTGCCGTCTTGCAGCGTTGCCGTCATCCAATCTGTTTTCGATGCAGAAAATGTCCGTTTTGCGTTTGACTCTTTGATTCCAAGTTCATCGATTGTCGCGCATGTGTCTCCGATCTTCATGTCGATGATGTCTTCGGCGTCTTCATACCAGCTTGGTTTATCCTTCTGGCCCTTTCCGACACCCTTTCCGCCAGAGTCCGCATATGTCGCCGCCGCTAAATAGTTCTCTGTGTCCACGCGGTGCACCGGATAGTCGAACCATAAGCGGGTCGTTTCCATCGGCGGAAACTCTCGCAGCGTCCCGGACAATTCCCACGCCGTCAGCGAATTGCAGGCATCTGAATGCTGCGCTTTATATTTCTCTTCAAGACCATCCGTTTTTATCTGCGTCAGGTCCAGGATCGCGTCGGGATCTCTTGCGAAGACTCCGGATCCGGATGATCTGTCCGCGGCATTTGCGTATTTGCCTGTCGCTCCCTTGCTATGATGATGACAATAGATGATTGCAACGCCCATCTCAGTCGCCACTTTATCGAAGTACGAGCAGAACACCGACATCTCCGTGGCGTTGTTCTCATCGCCGGTGATGACCTTGTATATCGGGTCGATGATAACGGCTTCATACCGCTTATCCTTGAAACGCTGTATAAGCAATGGCGCCAGTTTGTTCATTGGGGCGGCCCTGCCTCGCAGGTTCCAGATCTGGAGGCAGTCTTTGTGTTTCGGCTCGATACCGAGCTTCGTGTAGATCTCTTTGAATCTGTGAAAACACGAATTCTCATCCAGCTCCAGATTCACGTACAGTACCCGCCCCTGTTTGCATGGCATTCCGAGCCATTCGATACCTTCTGCAATGGAGATGCACAGGTTAATCAGCAGGAAAGACTTACCCGCCTTCGACGGCCCTGCTAGAAGCATCTTGTGACCGACTCTCAGCACTCCCGGAATCAGTTCCTCTTTCAGAGGCGGCATATTATCCCAAACTTCAGCGAGGCTTATATCGCTCGGCAGATCGTCAACTTGCTCTTCGGCCCATTTGACCCATTCGTCGTAGTTCCTTGCGCCGATATTGCGTTCTACGATATACTGCCATCCGGATCCGCGCTTGACACCTGGGAGCCTGGAGTACCTCGACTCGTTTTTATCCTGCTCGTCTGGTGTCAGACCGTTCTTTTTGCAGAACTGATACAGTTTATTAACCCGTTCTCTGTACTGTTCTGCGTTTACGGCGTCAACATGGACGATTGCGTGAAGACTTTTACCGCCTGAATGAATCAAAAACTTGATCGGAAGATTCATTGATTTCAGGAGGGAGTACTGTTTTTCTAGTGAATCGGTATCCGATTCAATCAGGCAGTAAGTTCTTCGTGTTACGTTTTTGTTGTTTTCGCCTTTGCCGTCCAGCGGATTGAACCTGACATAAACGCCGGCTGCTTCATTTGTCGAGCCGATCGCCTGTTTCACAGATCCGCCTTTCAGCTTCTCGATCAGGTCCTCCACTGTGCGTCGCTGACCATGCCCTGACGGTTTCCACTTGCTGTCTTCGTCCTGATAAAACGATGTGCAGATTCCTACATAATCTCCAGGCTCGAACAGTTCCGTCAGGTACTCGAGCATATCGCCCTTCGGATCGTAATCTCTGGACGGTTTCGGAACGCTTTCCATCGACACAAAAGTGGGATCAATAATAGCCTCATCGAGCCACAGGTCATGAATATCCAGGGCTTCGCCTTTTGGAGACGGTTTATATCCTCCCTCACATGCGAGTTGATAGATTGTGCCGCCGGTCACGATGGTGGCTGTCGATCCATGGAATGACTTCCACTTCTTCTCGCAGTCTCCGTCTCTGTACTTCGATGACCGCATAGACCATTCTCTGTACAGATCCACGGATTCGCCTTCGTGCTTCAGTGCGGCTCCGACCTTCATCCATGTGTCGTAGTCATCCGGGGATATGTAATTCAATAGTTCCCTTACGTTAGTCATGCAGTTTCCACCTCTGCCAGCCTACAGCCGAAAGCGCCGATATTTTTTTCTGCGCCTGCTCATATGTCCATTCAGTGGGGTCATATCCGTGCCGCTTGAGACATCTGACCTGTTTGACCGTTGCCAGTCCCGCCTTGCTTCTGGCGATGAGTTTGTCCATGATCGCGCAGGCATATCCTTTTGACAGCCCATCCGCATCAACGCCGAAATTACGTAATGCCTCGATTTGCTTTTCGCTCGCGGACGCCCTTTCCCACTTGAATGTCGGTTCGTAATCCAACAGGCTGACATCTTCCAGAACATCAAACATTTCAAGCGGATTTAACAATTTTGACTTCTTGCCGGTCTGCCTTGTAAGTTCTCTTGCGAGAGACTCACGCCTTGCAGCTTCCGCATCGCTTACCGCACCGAACAGATCAATCTCTTCATCTGTCGATTCTTTTGTGACGGTACTGACATCATCGTCATTTTCCGTCACAAGCGATGCGGGCTTGCAGAGATTGTGCCGACCTGACAACCACAGGAAATCGAGAATCAGAAGATTCGTTTTTCCCGGTGAAAGTCTGGTGCCTCTTCCGACCATCTGGCAGTAAAGCGACCGGATCTTCGTTGGCCTAAGCACTACCACGCAATCACATGACGGGCAATCCCACCCTTCTGTCAGAAGCATTGCGTTGCACAGTACGGATCCTGGGCCCGCATTATCGAACCATTCGAGGACTTCCTTGCGGTCCGGGCTGTTTCCGTTTACCTCTCTGGCACCTGGGATCATTCCGGCGAGTTCTTTGGCTACGCTGATCAGCGGGCAGAAAACAACTGTCTTTCGCGCTGAAGCTTCATTAATAATTGCTTTTGCGATCTGCGGGAGATATGGCTCCAGAGTCTCAGCGATGCTGTCGACCTGAAAGTCTCCGACGCTGATCTTGACGTTCGACATGTCGATTTCAAGCGGAACTGTTTTCGCCTTGATCTCGCAAAGGTATCCTTCCGCGACCGCTTTCTTGAGGCTGTACTCGTATGCGATGCCGTCGAAATACTCCGCCAGGCTCTTTTTATCCCCTCTGTCAGGCGTCGCTGTAACTCCGAGCACCTTCGCGTCAGGCAACTGCGTTAACAGCGTTTGATATGACGGCGAGATCGCGTGGTGCGCTTCATCTACTATGACCGTGTCGAATTGGCCGGTGTAATCCCTGCGCATCATCGTTTGTATGGATCCAACCGTCACTCGGCGGATATCGTTTTCCTGTGCCTTGATTTTCCCGGGTTTTTCTCCGAACATGGCGGCGTACTTATCGCGCGCCTGCTCGATCAATTCGTCCCGGTGCGCCAGTATCAGCGTCCGTCCTGGTCTCTGGTGGGCGATGGTGTTGAATACGACAGTCTTTCCGCAGCCGGTGGGCAGGACCAGCAGTTCCTTCTGCCAGTCCACCCAGTGCTCGTTTATCTCTTTGATAGCCTGCCGCTGGTACGGCCTGAGTTCATACAAATGGATTCACCTCCGCCGGCTCGAAGCCATCTGCCTGCACTGCCTGCGGCGCATTCCACACATCATCATTATTCGTGACCGTGGGAGCCTTGCTCGGCGGATAGCAGTTCTCCACCTGGTTGTATTCGTTCCCCTTGGAGGAAACGCCGACCAGAACGTGGCAGATACCACTCTTACCGATGATCGTATCAAGATTCGGCATCTTCGCTCTGCCCTTCTCAGGCATCATGCCGATGGACTCAAAGAACTGCCGGATCGCAAACAGCGCCTTGCTGTATACGTTCAGGTTCAGCGTGACGGATGCGTTCACAATCTCACCGTTGTCCTTGAACGGGATCTCCATATGCACCTTGATCACCTGTGTGTTCTCCGGGAGCTTCGTGGATGTGGAATATTCCAGATCATAGTCCACGACCTTGAAGTGATAGTCACCTTCAGGAACAGTGGTGAATGAATTGTCATCGAGATACAGGTCGTTAAGATTCAGATTTTCAGCCATTACTCTTCTCCTATAAGCGTGTAATTTATGGGTTTCGTGATAATCTTTGTTGCTCTGCAATAGTCGCAGTATTCGCACCGCTCCGGATCCGCCTCACCATGCTTCAGAACATCGATTCTCTCAAGCACTTCCGGCGTGAGGCTCTCCAGAGCGATGTCCAGATTCTCCTGCGGAATGCGGAACACTCCGATATCGGGGGATGCTTCCTTGCTGATTGCCGCAATGTAAAACGGCAGCCGCTTGCCGGTGTTCTGATATACCAGTTCCTGATAGATGGCTCCCTGCAGCGGATATCCCCAATAATCGATGAAGTTCCACCATCCTTCGTGGAAGTACTTCTTCGTAATCGATTCGCATGTCTTCAGGTCCGTGATCCACCCATCCCCCAGGCAATCGAGTCGAGCCTTGAATTCGTGACCGTGGATCTCGCCGGTGAATACTGCCTGATGGTCACCGTCCAAATACTTCAGAAACACGCCGCCGGCATCGGCATCCTGGCGGACCCTTGCGATCATGTCGTTCGCTCTCTGATAGGTTGACTTGAGCTGTCCCTTTGTCGGTCCTCTGGACGAAAACATCTCAGGATGCTCTTCCATGAAAGCCGCCTGTTCCTCCTGCGTTCCGGTGAGCTGCACATCGATGTATGAGCCGAAGATCAGCGCATCCGATTCAGGACGCTGATACTCTCCTCGCAGTTCCGCCACCGCTCTCGCCTCGCATTTAGGGATGCCGGGTGCGCCGATGAACTGCTTGATCTGAGAACAGGACATGTATCTCAGATTTGCCTCTGAGCCGTAATAATCCATCATGTAAACGGGTTCACCTCCTCCTCAATGACTCTTGCCTCTGTCTCGATCGGCTCATCCTGCATCAACGCTTCCTGTTTGCTGTTCTCCAGCTCCACAGGGATCCCCTTGCACAGCCTGCGAATGATGGTCTTCTTGTACATCTCCTCTGCGAAGAATTTCCACGCTGTACCGGTCTGCGCTTTGCTCATACGCTTCGCCACATCAAGCTGCTCGATGCTCATGACCTCGACCTTTGCACCGCCGTCCTTGTACTGGCAAACGGCAAACGCTCCGACAATCTTTCCGTTGTTGAACGGCTTCGGCTTGAAGTTGATGACCGGCTCATTGTTGCGGATCTCCTCGGAGAACTCGTCCCCTTCACGAACGATTCGTGCATAGATCTCATCAACTGGGCGGACTGCATACTTCTTGACCAGCTTCTGCATCCCCTTGTAATCAATCTGGAATTGAAGGTCTTCGCCATAGGGAATCAGGTAGCATTCCTTATTGAAGAAATCGAGTCCCAGATACGCGCCCTTCAGGAGCCCGGGGACCAGTTTTGCCTGCGGATACTTCGACAGATCTTTGTTGTCCTGCACAAGCGCGACAGTGTTCTGTACGAACCGCGCTTTATTGAAGTCTTTTGGCAGCGCGTCCGATATGGACGGCAGTGCCAATTCTGTGGTTAATACCTGCGCTATCTCGTTCATATGTCCTCCTTTATCTATTGGATGCACATCCCATTCGAACTGTTCTTCGTTGATCCGCATCGTGATCCGCTCAGGCTCCATGTCCAGCGCTGTCTGTAGCGCCTTTATCAGTTCTGAATCTTCCGGCACGTAGTTCTCTTCGAACATGATGCGGTAAGTCCCTTTTAGCGTCTTAACGATCTGTCCCGGCTGAAGGTATGCCTCTGTCGGCGCTACCAGAAGCCGCCTGCTGTGGTCGGACGTATCGAGCCCGACAGCAATGTTGAAATACTGTTTTTCCATTTGCTACCTCCTGTGGTATGATGGAGGCGAGTTACAGCCCAGTAACTTCACCTCATCGGCCGCCATGCTTTTTGTCTCAGAATTGCATGACGGTCGGTTTGATTTCGCCCGAACGACTCCGGGCAAGTGCTTTTTCCTCTCTGTAATCCCTCTTCGCAAACTCCGGGCACTTGACGTGCTTGTGACCGGCCTTGTACCGGCGTTGTACGGCCTGCAGGATGCCTGCTGGATCTGACAGAAATCCGTACGGGTCGGACAGGATCCACCGCTCCCACCGCTCGGCGTCGCGTTTTGCATCGAGCCTGTTCTGCTCGTCCTTGTCGGATTCTGCATGACGGTATGCGAGCATTAAGTCGCTGAATACCGATGCATAAATAGCAATCATGACTCGATTAACCCCTGTGTTGTTCATGGCTTGTCCGTCCTGTCAGTAATCTTGCGTTTGCAGAACCTGCACTCTCCGTCCTTCTCATACACCGTCCGCAGAATTCCGCAGAATCGTTCGGTGCCGCGTATCTTTGCCCCGAAACACGGGCGGTTGTCCGGGCATTTTTTGTATATGTCTCTGAATCGTGTCATGACGTCTCCTCACTCAGTAACAGAAGTACATGACCGTGCCCCACGGGCTTGTGATGGTGTCGTACACGCCGTTCCCTTGCGGAAATTCGGCCTGCCATACAACAGACGCATCAATTACCGACCCTTCCGTCAGAAGCTGTTCTGCGGCCTGTTTTGCGCCTTCTGTGGGCTCGTTGTAGTACGTGCCGTTCCATGTCGGTGAATACTGGCCTGACTGGAAGACGACCTCTTCGATCGTGTCCGGGAAACGGTCATCTGCAACACGGTTCAGGACGACGGAGCCGACCGACAGCATCATGTCTTCCGAGCAGTTGCCGGCTTCTGCTGAGATGATGTGAGACAGCACATAGAAGTCGTTCTCGGAGTATGCCGGAGCTGTTGCGGTCGCTGACAGGCCGGCAAGGCAGGCAGCCATAAGTAATGCCTTCATCCCCTCACCCCCTTCATCGGGTTGAACCACTCTTCCGCCCACCTGACGGCATCTTCTGAGCGGTAACGGCTGTTCATGCGCCGCCGGTTCGCCCTGCGCACGTCACGGCTTAGCGCCAGACCGAGCAGGATGCCCTCATACAAGGCAAACGCCAACATTACCGTCACCCACATCGCCGGCACCTCAGACGGCCTCACAGCCGCAAAAAACAGCGTTACAGCCGATGCCGAAATCAATCTGTCCTTAATCTCCCTTTTCATCATTCTTTCCCCTTTCGAAATCCTTGTCCGTGAGTGCAAACAGTCCCTTAAACCTCCACCCCGGATTGTCAGCCAGTGCCGTCTGTTTGGCCTCTTGCATCGTGCTCTGCTTGTCCAACCTCACGGCCTTCACACCGCTCCCGCCGACCTCCGTCAGCACAACGACATACGACCGCACCACGATGCGCCGTTTGCGTCCGGCTTCTTCCTTCACAATCGTCCCTGCTGTTGGTACCGTCACTGGTATTCCTCCCTTCTGAATGGCGGCACTGGTATCTTCAGGTCGAGCGCCTCGCGGTACTTCAACCAGTCATACAGCGCTTCAGCGTCAATCAGGATTAACCGCCCTGACCTGATTACGGCGTTCGGATACCGCTCCTGGTATTTCTTCAGCCCAGCAGTCGCCTTGTTCATGAATGACGGACTGAATCCGATGTCATTAATGAATTGCTGGCGCCTTCTGTACGTGC